GTGGTTCAACAGGAGGCGGAGACCTCACCATTTACCCCTTCTGGAATTTAAAAGAAGGCGGCGAAAGTACAGTAAGATTCCTTCCAGACGGCGATCCAAACAATACCTTCTTTTGGGTAGAACGCAGTGTTATTAAACTTGAGTTTGCTGGTATCAAAGGTGAAACTGACAATAAAAAAGTAGCAGTACAGGTTCCTTGTATGGAAATGTACGGCGAGGCTTGCCAAGTACTTAATGAAGTACGTGGTTGGTTTAAGGACCCAAATCTTGAAGCAATGGGTCGTAAGTATTGGAAAAAGCGTAGTTACCTTTTCCAAGGCTTTGTAGTAGAAGATGGTCTTAAAGAAGATCAAATACCAGAAAATCCTATTCGTAGGTTTATTATTGGTCCTCAAATCTTTACCCTTATCAAAGGGGCTTTGATGGACCCAGAGATGGAAGATCTACCTACTGACGTAGTAAATGGTGTAGACTTCAAAATGATTAAATCAAGCAAAGGTGGTTATGCTGATTATGGCACTAGCAAGTGGAGTCGTCGTAGTCGTCCACTCAATGAGAAAGAACAGGATGCATTGAAAGATCATGGCTTGTTTAATCTAAAAGATTTCCTACCTAAGAAACCTACTGAAGTAGAAATTAAAGTAATCAAGGAAATGTTTGAAGCCAGCGTAGATGGCGAAGCATATGATATGGATCGTTGGGGTCAATATTTCAAACCCAGCGGTGCAAGTGCTAGTACAGGTGATCCTGTTGCTACAACTCGTACATCGGCACTAGCAGCACTTCCAGCAGATGATATGGATGATGAGCCAGTTAAGGTTGAGTCAAAGCCAGCGGCTAAGGCAGCACCAAAAGCCACAGATGAATCGAAGAGTTCAGATAATCGTGCTAGTGATATTATAGCCATGATCCGTAATCGTAATAAACAACAATAATCAATAATAAGGCTCGGGCCTCTAAGACATAGTTCTTACGCTCGAGTTTTTTCATTATAGGATAATAATATGATAAAGGCGTTTGACTTAAGTAAGTTTCGAAAAACTTTGACAAAGAGTATTGATGGGCTTGGCGTAGGTTTTAATGATCCTACAGATTGGGTCAGTACTGGTAACTATGCCCTAAACTATTTGATTAGCAGTGATTTTAAGAAAGGTGTTCCATTAGGCAAAGTCACTGTATTTGCTGGTGAAAGTGGTGCCGGCAAAAGTTATATTTGTAGTGGTAACTTGATTAAGAATGCTCAGGAACAAGGTATCTTTGTTGTATTGATTGATAGTGAAAACGCATTAGATAAGGCTTGGTTAGAAGCATTAGGTGTTGATACTGACGAAAGTAAACTACTCAAACTGAATATGGCAATGATTGATGATGTTGCTAAAACTATTAGTGAGTTTATGAAAGAGTACAAGGCTATGCCAGAAGATAGCAAGCCTAAAGTATTATTTGTTATTGATAGTTTGGGTATGTTATTGACTCCTACTGATGTGGATCAGTTTGAAGCAGGCAATATGAAGGGTGATATGGGTCGTAAGCCTAAGGCATTGACCAGTTTAGTACGTAATTGTGTTAATATGTTTGGTAGTCATAACGTAGGATTAGTTGCTACTAATCATACCTATGCCAGTCAGGATATGTTTGATCCAGATGACAAGATCAGTGGTGGTCAAGGTTTTATCTATGCATCAAGTATTGTAGTTGCTATGAAGAAACTTAAACTCAAAGAAGATGAAGATGGCAATAAGGTAAGTGAAGTCAAGGGTATTCGTAGTGCTTGTAAGATTATGAAGACCAGATATGCTAAACCTTTTGAAAATATTCAAATTAAAATTCCATATGCTACAGGAATGGATCCCTATAGTGGATTAGTGGATTTGTTTGAAGGTAAAGGTATTTTGACTCAACAAGGTAATAGGCTTAAATTTGTTGACAGTCAAGGAAAAGAACACTTATTTTACAGAAAAGAATGGAAAAATGATAAATTAGATATGATAATGGAAGATTTTCCAAATATCAAACCTAAAGAGGAAACCATTTTAGAGGAAACTGTAGAAAATGAATGATACACAAATTGCTGAAATCTGGGTATTTTTTAAAGAGTATTTGCGTAAAGAGGACATTAGTGTAGCAGCAGAGTCGTTTGTAGATTTATTAGCAGACTTTGGTGTGAAAGATAAAATCCTTGAAAACGCATTAGGCACTGATCCAGATTTAGACAATGCTATTGAATATTATCTTGAGGATGATAGTGAAGAAGAAGAATACGACGAAGGCTACGATGACGATGATAATTGATCATGTGGTACTCTAAAATACTCAAAGATATAACTGTACTGCCCGATGCTATTGAATACTATAATGATGAGTTAGTGCAAGCCAAATTAGATACCCGTATAACGGGAAATATTGAAAAGGCTGCTGCCAATATGCCAGGCATTGTAGAGCATAGGTTCGGGCAGTTACAGGAAATTGAGGCCATTTTAGAATACTTAAACATTGAACTCCGTCAACTTAAGAGCCAACATTTTCGTAAGTATTTAGAAAATTATCAACGTGCCTTAAGTAGTAGAGATTGTGAAAAATATGTAGAAGGAGAAAGCGATGTAGTTGATATGGAAAAAATTATCAACGAATTTGCTTTGCTACGTAATAAGTGGTTAGGAATCACAAAAGCATTAGATGTCAAACAATGGCAACTAAGTAATGTAATAAAACTGCGTACAGCAGGAATGGAGGATGCCACCCTATGAAAGTAGATAAAACTTGGGGCTATTACGAAGTATTTTATGAGAATGGTCCAGAGACTAAAGTAAAAGAATTAGTATGTAATCCACACAGTAAACTAAGCCTACAAAGACATTTTGACCGAAAAGAATTTTGGTTTTTTATGGAAGGTGAAGGGTACGTAAACACACTAGATAATAATGGTAAATTGGTACGTATGGGGCCTTACCGAAAATTTGACAGTCTTTTTATTAATTACGAAGAATGGCATCAATTGGTAAATGAAGGTGATGTACCTATTAAGATTGTAGAAATACAATATGGTGGAAAGTGCGTAGAGGAAGATATTGAACGTAAGTTATGATTGACTTTACAGCATTTAGTCATGGACAAATAAAGAGTAAGATGTGGCTTTGTGATGAAATAGAAAAGTTTTTACCTGAATTAAGTCGTATTGCTATATTAGGTGGATGGTACGGGCTAACAGGGTTTTTACTATTAACTAGAAATAATAAAAATATTGAATATGTTCGATCTTATGATATAGATCCTAAAGTTGAATCAATAGCAGATAAAATTAACAATGCTTGGATATGTGATAGTTGGAAGTTTAAAGCATGGACTGATGATGTTAATAATGTAGATTTATCAGAATTTAATGTAATAATCAACACTAGTGCCGAACACATTATTAACAGGTCTTGGTTTAATAAAATTACAGATCAATTAGTAGTAATTCAAAGTACAGATCAAATTCATGATGATAACGATGAACATGATTATTGTTTTAGTTTAAACGAATTAAAACAGAAATATACAATGTTAAACTTTTATGAAGGTGAGATTGGATTTGAATATCCAGATAAAAGTTTCAATCGTTATATGTTAATCGGTCGTAAATTCTGAAGCCAAAGGAAATACCTTAGCAATAACCTCAGCACAGGCTCGTGCTACTTGTTGATGTTCTAACTGTGTACCATTAGCACTGCGTAGTTCAATAAAATGCACCCAACTACGAATAGTACCGTTCATATATAAACGACTTTCCATCAAACCTTCTGGTAATACAGCACGGGCCTGTTCTTTTGCTATGCCCTTATTGATAGCCCAAGTGTAGGCTCTTCTTGCTGCTCGTAAGACTTCTTCCTGTTGTCGAATCCACTCTTCTCTAAGTATGGACTCCTCAATACTTTCTCCAAGTTCAATACTGTTTTGTCTGTTAGTGGTGTCTTGCAAGCGGGCCTCTCTAAGTACGAACGAGAGATCTTTAGTAGGGTCAGCGTATCGCTGGGAGAACTCTTGGAAACTAAAACTTCTGTGTCGTAAGATTTGTCTGGCAATATCTCTTGTGGTTGTGATTTCGAGACAGGCACTGACCATTTCGAG